ACCAAGCCCGCCACATGGGCGACGCCAAGGCTCACGACAACGCCTCGACGATCGCCCAGCCGAGCAGCAGGACGACGAATGAGACGATGACGGCATCGCGCAGCAGCCGAAAAAAGGCGTCAAAGTCAGGCGGCTTTTTCATCGGCATCCTCCACGGCATCCTCGACGCGGGCGACGAGCTCCTCGAGCTCCTGGTCGCTGATTTGTTCCTGCCCGTGCGTCGCGCACCAGGCGGGGTCTGTGCGGCGCAGTGCGTCGCGGATCTCGGTCAGCAGGGCGAGGCTCACTTGCTCCCCCTCGCACGGATGGCTTGGGCGATACTCCACGCAGTCAGCGGGTCGTCCCACTTGTCTTGCGGTTCACACACCTTTGCACACGCCTCCCGCTCGGCCTCGACCGCTCGGGCGATGGCGTCCGGCTCCGCAAGCGCGGCGTCGAGGGCGTCGAGGGCGGCTCGTTCCTCCGGGCTAATCAAGCCTGTGTCTGACGAGTATTCGCCTGCCAAATCGCGCAGCACATTCCGCAGCATTTTGGCATCGACGCGGCGCAGGGTGATGTTGTCGGTCATTTCATGTTCCTCCAGTGTTGCAGGTAACAGTCCACTGTCGAGGGCAAGCGGCATTCATGCACAAAATATTTGGTCGGCATCCACAGTCGCGCCGTTCTGCCCCGTACAGCCGCAAGCCGGGCACGGCCAGAGACGCTTCGATAACCGCAAGACGGGCTTCAACAGCAGCCAGTCGCGCTAACGCAGCCTCAAGCAATTCGCGGTCGCTCACGGCTTCACCTCCTTGATTGCGTCGATAGCATCCTGCGCGTAGCGGTCAGCCGCCGCCGCCCACGCCTCCCCTGTTGCCCACGCCGCCGCCCTCGCTGCCGCCTCCGCTACAGACCCTGCGGGCGCGGCACGGTAAGCCGCCTCCACCGCTTCGTATGTGCGCTCCTTGAGCATCACGCGCCATGCTTTCGCATAGCCGCGTTTCGGCTTGTGCGCCTCCAGCGCCGCCCACATTTCGTCGAGTTTGTCGCTCACGGCTTCACCTCCTTGATCGCGTCGATGGCTTTCTGCGCGTATTCGTCAGCCCGCGCCGCTGTCCCCGCCGCCATCACCGCCGCCAACGACGCCACCGCCGCCGCAGACCCTGCGGGCGCGGCATCGTAAGCATCCCACGCCGCTTCTGCTGTCCGCTTCTTGAGCATCACGCGCCACGCTCTCGCATAGCCGCGTTTCGGCTTGTGCGCTTCAAACGCCGCCCAAATCTTGTCCATCGTGGTCATATCGTCGTCCTCCTCTGATTGGGTCCCGCACACTCGCCCTTGAACATCGCGTGACACCGCCCGCCGCCGTCCATGCAGTTCGGGTACGCGCAGCCGGCACGCTGCCCGCGCAGCCGCTCGATCTCTGCCTCGAGCCGATCGACCTTGGCCGAGTACATCGCGCAGCGCTCGAGGGCGTTCTTGATCTCGTGGCGGTACTCATCCGCCGAGTGCGGGCGGGCGAGCCACTCCTTGTCCAATTCGTCGAGTTCAATCGCCACGGCCCACCTCCGCGATCCGCTTGCCGATCCAGGCCATGCACGGCACGGCCATCGAATTGCCGAGCGCCTTGTAGCGCGGCCCGTCCGGTGCCTCGGGCTTCTTGCGCCACGGGATGTTCGTGTAGCCGTCTTGGAACCCCTGGAGGCGCTCGCACTCGGTCGGGGTGAGGCGGCGGACTTGCATGGCGTGCTGAACGCCGGGGGGGTTGCCGCTAGAGCCGCCGCTGCCGACCTTTACTGATGGACTGCACTCTGTAAGACACGGGAAGTCTTGGCCTGCTGTCGGATAAAAGCCTGTCTCCACCGGCTGCGCGACCGCTTGCACGTTGCGCGTGCGGAAATTGTTGCTGCCCTCATGCGTGTAGGTGCGACCCTCATTCGCGGTAAGCGGGTCGGCCACCTCTTGCGACCAGACGACGGGCACCAGCGGCGTGCCGCGCCCGGTGCCGTCCTCGCTAGCGTCAAAGCCTTCGGCGCGCAGAGCGTGGGCGACCATGTTGTAGCACTCATCGCCCGCAGGGCCGCCGCTGCCCTTCGACCACTTGCGCGTCACAGCGCCGGCGATGCGACCGCCGTCAGGGCCGCCGCCAACGCCAGCGGCAGCGCCTTGCCGCGCTTCCCGGCTCGGCGGAGTATCCCGGCGCACGCTTTCGCGCTCAAAAAGAACCTGGGCGGCACGCTGCCAGTCTCCAAGATGTCCGACAACGAACACACGACGGCGGCGCTGGGCCACTCCGAACCACTGAGCGTCCAAGACTCGGTAGGCCCACCCATACCCCAAGACCCCCAACGCCCCGAGGAGGGTGCCAAAAGCCCGTCCTCCGTCGAGTGACAGGACGCCGGGGACGTTTTCCCAGAGAACCCATCGAGGCCGGTAACGTTGAGCGATTTCAACAAACGTGAGCATGAGGTTTCCTCGAGGGTCTTCGAGGCCCTTGCGGAGACCCGCGACCGAGAAGCTTTGGCAGGGGGTTCCTCCGACAAGAAGCTCAACTGATTCATCCGGCCACTCCTGGAATTTGGTCATGTCGCCGAGGTTCGGCACGGTGGGGTAGTGGTGCGCGAGCACCGCAGACGGGAACTTTTCTATCTCGCTGAACGCGACCGGCTGCCAGCCAAGCGGGTGCCATGCGACCGTCGCGGCTTCGATGCCTGAGCAGACTGAGAGGTAGCGCATAGTCAGGCCGGCTGTCGCGACGGGGCCGGGCTCCGTAGAGGGTATCGCGCGACTCGAGGGTGAAAGGGTGTCGGCTGCCTGGTAGCCGGCCGACGCGGCAACAAAACCCGCCAGGCTCGGGGGAGGGCTCACTTTGACCGCAGCGCGTGGATGATTGCAGCGAGGGCGCCCATGAACACGACGCCAGCCCATGCAACGCCGAGCACGAAGAAGGCGATGTCAAAATTGTTCACTGCACGCGCCCCTTGTTGACGCGCTCAATCTCCGACTCGATGACGCGATCGAGCCAGTCCTTCGATGCCGCCAGTCGCCCGAGATCGTAGGCGAGAGCCAGCATCGCGCGCGTGGTCGAATCGAACCCGAAGCGGGCGGAGTCGGCGTAGAGCCGCCGCTGCAGCTCGGCGAGGAGGTCGTCGCGACTCATGGCCGCCAAGACCTTGATGACATCTTGCGTCTGGCTCATGCCGCCACCCCCGTCTTGTGCATGGTCTTGCGAAACGGCTTGCGGCGCGGCAGCGTCACCGTGACGTCGAGGTCGCGCTCGATGTCGGGCGACCCCCAGATGCGGATGGCGGGCTCGCCGTTCCACACATCCGGGAAGATGGTCACGCGCTTACCGACCCAGCCCGAGAGCTCGGTGCCGAACATCTCGCGCAAGCAGATCCCGTTGGTCTTGCAGAGCACGAGCGACTTGTCGGTCTCCTTGAGGCCGACGATCGCCTTCTGCTTCTCCTTGCCGTCATCGCCGACGAGCCCCTCAAGGTCGACATCGCGGATGGTCACCGTCACCTTCTTCCCGAGCAGCTCGCCCGCCTTGAGAAAGCGCCCAGGGTAGAGCTGATCGAACACGCTCGGCTTCTTGCGCGCCGGCTGCGCCACTTCGTCCAACATCGTCAAACCTCCAGTCCAAGTGATGAAACATCGTCGCCATCGTGGCCGTACACCCACGACGGCAGCGACAGATTGACCTCAGTCGTCGCCGGCCCCGGCCACTCGCCGCTCGCGGTGCAGTCGGCGTGGATCGCGCAGAGGTCCTGGTATTCCTGCCGCCCCTGCTCGATGACGTCCTCGGGGATGTTGTAAACGATGACCGAGTGCGGCGCTTCGGATTCGACGACGACCTCCACCATGCGGGCGTTTTTGCCGGTCATCTCGAAGAAGCCGTCGTGATACCACGCCCACTGCAGGTGATACCCGAGCTTCGCGCAGGCGGCGCCGAACTGGAACGGGCGGCAGTCGCGTGCGGTCTTGAGGCCGACGATGACGTACTCGCCGCCGATTTCGGTCAGCCAGTCGATGCGGCCCTTGCAAGCGCCGATCGGCCACTGCCAGGCAAGCGACACCTCGGGCTCGCCTTGGGCTAGATACCGCTGGGCGAGGTCGCTGCGGGAAACGGCATCGGCGAGCGCCGCCGCTTCGCTGAACTGGTCGGCGGTGGCGAGAATCTTGCCC